GGCCGCGGACGCCTCGCGGCCCGGCTCCTTACGCCCTGCGACCCGGTACGCGAGACCGGTCCGGACCGCGGCGGCGAACGTGATTTGCTCATTGGTTTGAACGGTGATCGTCATGACCACATCGTCCTCTGCGACCGCGGTTAAGGCAAATGGGCGGGGGTACAGCTCGGCTGTCATTCGCAGCCAACCTGGCACCGCTCAGTCGATTTTGTCGAAGTTCTTCAACGAAAGGATTGGTCGGCAGCGGAAACCGTGGGCGCTGCTCTGCGTGTGGCTCGGGATCGACGAACACACCGCCAAACACAGGCTCGCCGAGCGCCGGGATTTTTCCCCAGATGACATCGTGACCGCGCTTCGCGGCGAACTCGGCGGCGACCTTCTAGCCGCGATCATGGGCGACTCCAAGGCGGCTTGGTACGCCAAATACAAACGCACGCTCGACATTGCCAACCTCAGGAAGTTGCAAGCCGAGCACCAACGACTGCTCGAAAAGTTGGAACAGGACGCTGCCGAATGAACGGGTTTTTGTCTGATCTCTGCATTTGGCAGTCCACACGACTGCTGATCCGCTCGCGCCAATGGTCCGAGTGGGCGCGGATGCTCAATCACTCCGATCGGCTGACGGCCGTGCGGAGACTTTACGAGGCTCATTGGCGCGAACGCGCAGTTGCAGGGCTACAGCCGAGCCGTCGCGATTAGGCGCTGAGAACGCGCCGCAGGCTCCACCTCCGGCCTGCAGAGATCGCGTCACAGGAGGAAGAGAGGGTGGAAATGTTGGACCGTCTATTTGGAACTGCCGAGCCGATGGCGCCGCGTGCGCCGGTCAAGACAGGCATGGGTGACCCGGACGTGCTGTCGTCCATGAAGGACACTGGGGACGCCCGCAAGCGTCTGCGCTGGTGGTGCCAGGAGGCGAACAAGGAGCCACAGGCGCACTTCTTGACTATCGACCCCTCGATGGCGTGCGCCATGATGGAGCGGAACCAGGACGACGAATGGCGCAATCGCCCGTCGAGCGAGAAGGGCGTGCGCCGCTACGTCCGCGCCATGAAGACTGGGTGGAAGCTCACAGGCGAGACGATCGTGTTCGGCCGCAGCGGGCGTCTGCTCAACGGTCAGCACCGCCTCAAGGCGTGCATGGACTCCGGGGCGACGTTCCCGTGTCTCGTCGCGTTCGGGATCGACGACAACGCCTTCACGTTCATGGACAGTGGCATCAAGCGGACCGCCGGGCACATCTTCGCGATCGACGGGGTGCCGAACGCTGCCGGTGCCTCGGCTGCGGCTCGTCTTCTCTACGGCTACGACAAAGAACGGGATTGGGGCGGGAACGCGCCGGACGTCGACAGCGACCCGCTGCTTGCCTTTTACCACGAGAACGAAGGACTGGCCGAAAGCGTGAACGTCGGCCAGCGTCTGTATCACACCCGCCTGATGGTCATCAGTTGGGCGTCGTTCCTGCATTACGTGATGACGCGCAAGAGCCGGTCCGAGGCCAACGACTTCTTCGAGAAGCTGATCACCGGCATTGGGCTCACCAGTAAGAACGACCCGGTGTGGAAACTTCGGAACAAGCTCGAAACCAACGCGCGGTCCGACAGCGCCAGTCTCAGCCTACCGCACATCGGCGCGTTTACAGTCCAGGCGTGGAACGCCGTCCGGACGGGGTCATCTCGTGACCTGTTCCGTTGGCGCGGCGAGCAGGCCCCCAACCAGTCCTTCCCGCGAGTGGTGTGACGTCATGAAGCTGGACAACATCGAAGTCTCGGCGGTCATCGTGCCGCCGGGTCGGCGGGAGCCAAACATGGCACGGGTCCGCGAGATCGCGGAAAGCATCCGCCGTGTCGGGTTGCTCCAGCCGATCGTCGTGCGCGAGCAGGCGCACGGCTACAAGCTAATCGCCGGGCGCCATCGGCTCGCGGCGGTCACTCTCTTGGAAGAGCCGTTCATTGACGCCTTCTTGTTCAAAGGAGACGACATCGGCCAACGGCTAGCCGAGATCACGGAGAACCTGCACCGAGCGGACCTGACGGCGCTTGAACGCGACGAGCAACTAGCCGAGTGGATTAGGCTAACTGAGGCGCAGCAAGTTCAATCGTTCCAATCTGAAACGATTGAAAGCAAGCGAGTAGACGGCAAGGGGCATCGGCAAGAGGGCGGCGTTAATGCTGCCGCCCGCGACCTCGGCGTCAGCAAGGCAGACGCCCACCGCGCCATGAAGGTGTCGACCTTGTCAGAGTCGGCTAAGCAGGCCGCTCGCGACGTCGGACTCGACAACAACCGCACGGCGCTGCTGAAGGCGGCGGCGGTGCCGGTCGATCGTCAGGCCGAAGCGATCAGGCAAGAAGCCGAGGCGCGCAAGAAAGACAACAAGGCCCGCAACGAGATCATCCGCGACGACCACACGGAAGAATTCGCCGAATGGCTATATCAGCACGGCGGGCAGGAGCTCCCGTCGCTGATCTCGTGGCTTGAAGTCTGCAAGCCGAAAGAAGTGATCGAGGCATTGCGGCGCATTTCACGAGGGGCCGCCGCATGACCGGCACCTCGTCCTACGACACCCTGAGCCCCGGCTGGACCGACGAGCGCGTGGCAGAGCTGCGCCAGCTGTGGGCTGACGGACTATCGGCCTCTCAGATCGCGGTCGAGCTTGGCGGCGCGACGCGGAACGCCATTCTAGGCAAGGTCAACCGGATGAAGCTTGAAGCGCGAGGCCGCGGCCACATCGTCAAGCCGCGCGGCGAGCCTCGCCCCAAGCCCGACAAGCGCAGCCACGCCCGGAAGCCCGACACGGATAAGCGCGCCCCGGTCCGCCGTCCGCCCGTGATCGAGCCCGACGACACCCCACTGAGAGCCGCGCCGATCGAGTGCGTGGTCCCGCTGCTCGACCTGACCGAAGGCATGTGCCGCTACCCGTCCGGCGACGGTGCCGACATCCGGTTCTGCGGCGCCCCGAAGGCGCGCGGCTCGTGGTGCGCGACGCATGCCGCGCTCGTGTACGTGCCGCTGCACCGCCGGCCGGAGGGCGTCGACTACCGGGTGAAGCGGGGCGACGCGATGAATGCGATCCGCTGGCGGCAAGGTCGCGGCACGACGCAATACGCGGCTGAGTGATCACGACAACCGAAAGGCACCAGCATGGACAAGGAAATGCACGCTTTGGCCGAGCGGTGGGCCAACCTGGAAGACCAGCGGAAGCAGATCGCCGACGACATCAAGGATCTGCGCGCCGAAGCCGAGGGCCGAGGCTACGACCCGAAGCTGCTCGCCAAGACCGTGCGCATCATGCGCATGGAGGCCGACAAGCGCGCCAAGGAACTGGACCAGCACCAGTTATTCGATGTGTACCTCGCCGGCTGCGGCCTGATCGCGAGCGCTCCGGTCGGCCGAGCCGTGGAGCGCGCGGCGAAGAGCACCAAGCCGCGCCGCGCCACCCCAGACCACGACTCCGACGGAGTCATCCACGAGCCGGCGAGCCACGACGAGGCGGCCTGCACGCTCGACACGGAGGAGGGCGACAAGGCCGACGACTTGGACCCGGCTGGCCGCGATTGGGAGCCGCCGCCGGCCGATAACGAGGTCAGGGAGGCGACTGCCGCCGCGAACGAACTCGCTCGCCTGCTACGTGAAGACGGCGCGACTGGTTCGCTGAGCTTCCGCGACGAAGACGGGACCGAGCGCGACATCACGCCAGCCGTGATCGCTGCGGTCGGCCGGTCCGCGATCGACGACGGCCTCGACATCCCGGCCAACCTGCGGCGGTTCTGATGACCGCGATCGTCCTCGACCTTCCGATTCCGCCCCTCGTGAACCGCACCCGTCGCATCGACTGGTCGGCGCACCGTTTGGTCAAGGCGTGGCGCCGCACCGCCGACGGCCTGATGCTCGTCGCACGCTGTCGCAAGGTCGATCCGATCAGGCTCGCCGCGCCGCTCGACAGGTTCGAAGTCGAGATCATGCTCTCGTCCGAGCACACCAAGGGCGACCTCGACTCGGTGATCAAGACGACCATCGACTACCTCAAGCACGCCGGCCTGATCGTCGACGACGCGCAGAAGCATCTCCGCCGGCTGACCGTGGGTTGGACATGCTCCGAATACGCGAGCGAGGGCATGCGCGTCACAGTGCGGGAGGTGATTTCCTGATGCTCGACCACAGTTGTCAGGTTCAGAGAGCCCCGCTATCCGAGCGCGGAGACGACTTCTATGCCACCCCGCCGGTCGCGGTCGAGGCGCTGTTGCAGGTCGAGCGGTTGCCGCGCCTGATCTGGGAACCAGCATGCGGCGACGGCGCGATTGTCAACGTGCTCCGCGCGGCCGGATATGACGTGGCCGCCACGGACTTGGTCGACCGCGGTTGTCCGGACAGCGCGGCCGGCATCGACTTTCTGATGGAACACCGCGCGCCCGCGGGCGTCCAATGCATCGTGACCAATCCGCCGTTCAAGCTGGCGGAAGAGTTCGTCGTCAAGGCGCTCGATCTCTGCCCGCGCGTCATCATGCTTCTGCGCCTCGCCTTCCTGGAGTCAGAGCGGCGGTCGTCAATTCTGGACTGTGGCCGGCTGGCGCGCGTGCATTGTTTCTCGCGCCGCATCCCGATGATGCACCGCGGCGGGTACGAGGGAAAAAAGATTGGCAACAGCGGCATGGCGTTCGCGTGGTTTGTCTGGAATCGCGACCATCGCGGGCCGACCGAAGCCATGAGCCGGATGAACATTGAGCAGCGCGATTTGATTATCGCTCTGGCGAAGGCCGGCACGCCACCAATCGAGATCGTGCGCAAGCTGGCCGACTGCTACCAGCGCGTCGGGCTGGAGACGGTCAGAAACGTCATTACCTATGAGCGAAGCAGGGGGCGGCTGATTCCCCGCTGCACCCGCCGCGGCGCTCCGATTGTCATGCCAGACGTCAAGGCCAGCCTGAGAGAGCACGCTACTCGACGCCGGATGACGGTCCGGGCGCTCGCGCGGGAGATCATCACGACTGTGGTTGCGTCCGGGATGGTTGATGCCGTGCTCGACGACGGGGTGCAGCCATGACGCCTCAATCCCGCGACCCGCTGCACCGGGAGATCGCCGCGCTTCGTGAGCAGGTCGAGGGGCTGCAAGCGGGGATCGATCGGCTTCGGCAGATCAATGCAGTCGACCCGTTCGAGCCGCCGATCCCATGGGCGCAGACGCAGGCTGCGATTGATCGCCGATACATGCGGCTTTTGATCAAACGCGCCAAACTCAGCCGCGCCTACCGGGACGTCCTACAGACAATCGTGAACCTCTGGTTCCGCAACCGGAGCAACGGCGGGGTCATCCATCCCGGCAGGTCCAAGATCGCAAAGATGGCCCGGGTCTCGGTTCCGACCGTCACCCGAGCACTGTCGGAATTCCGCGAAAGGTCGTTCATCAAGGCGACGGCGTACCAAGATGGGGGAGCAAGGGTGACCCGTTATCTGGTCGACCTGAACGCCATCCGAGACGCGCTTACGCCGCCCCATCTCATCCCCGTGACGGTTCCGGGCACGCTCGGCAAGATCGTTGATCTGAGAGAGCGCGATCTGCCGAAAGAATACGACGAACCAATCGGTTACGATGCATGGCTAGCCGATACCGACTATCACTGTAACCCGGATCAAAATGATCCACGGATAATAGACTCTCCTAGAGATGAATTCGACCAGCGCTCTCCCGAGCCGATAGGCACGGAAGGCCCCGGCCAAGAAGAGACCGGGCAGGATGTCCGGCTCCCTGGTTCCAATGTCATCCCGTTTCGCCCGTGGTCGTCCATCTTTTGGCTAGGGTCATCTTCGATGCTCACGGCTTCGTCGCCACGTCAGCTCCGCCCGCATCAGCAGTCCGCAATCGACATGCTTCGGGACTCGCTTCGCGCCGGGAACAAGCGAGTGATCCTTCAAGCGCCCACAGGATTCGGCAAGACGATCACGGCCGTAAAGATCATCGGCGCTTCTCTGGCTAAGGGGCACAGGGTGCTGTTCACGGTGCCGAGGCTGTCTCTGGTCAATCAGGCGATTGCCGATTTCGAGCGGGACGGTCTGTCTCATGTCGGCGCGATGCAGTCCGACCACCCGCGAACCGACGACAGTGCTCCGGTTCAGGTCGCCACGGTCCAGACGCTCAAGCGTCGGCTGCGCAATGGCAACATGGACGAGAATTTCGGGTTGGTGATCGTCGACGAATGCCACGAGGATTTCACGGTCATTCGCGAAATGATGGCCCGCTGGCCGACGCGAGTGTTCGTCGGTCTCTCTGCGACGCCATGGACGATCGGGCTCGGCAGGCACTGGCAAGACCTGCGTATTGCCGCGACGATCGGATCGCTGATCGAGGCGGGCTACCTGTCGAAGTTCGTAGCGTTCGCCCCGGACAAGCCGGACTTGAGCAAGGTCCGAACGGTTGCTGGGGACTATGCCGAAAACGACCTTGAGCAGGTGATGAGCGAAAACAAGCTCGTCGGCCACGTCGTGCAGACGTGGCTTGAGAAGGGGGGAAACCGGCCGACGCTGGTGTTCGGCGTGAATTGTAGTCACGCCAAGGTTTTGCAGGAACAGTTTCTGAGAGCCGGGGTGTCGGCGGGATACTGTGACGCACACACCGACATCGTGGCGCGCGAGCATTTGAAGCGCCAATTCATCAGCGGCGAGATCAAGGTTGTCTGCTCAGTCCGGACGCTCACCACAGGCGTCGACTGGCCGGTGTCGTGCATCGTGGACGCCGCCCCGACCAAATCCGAAATGCTCCATGTGCAGCGCATCGGCCGTGGGCTCAGGATCAACCCAGGCACCGAAGACCTCGTGATCTTGGACCACGCCGGGAATTCGCTCCGGCTCGGGCTCGTGACCGATATCCACCACGCGGTGCTCGACAAGGGTGAGGGCGGGAAGGCGAAGGCGCGGCGGAAAGCGGAAAAGCTCCCGAGGGAATGCAGCGCGTGCGGCGCGCTCCACACTGGCCGGGTCTGCCCTGAGTGTGGACACGAGAGCCGGCGCCCGTGTGAGGTCGAGACGGTTGACGGCCGCTTGGTCGAGATCACCGGTCGGGCGAAGGCGCCAACCCAAGCCGAGAAACAACGGTTCTGGAGCATGGCGCTCGACATGGACGACCATCGGAAGCGTGGCGGAAAGCTGGCTCTCGGGCTCTACAAGTCGAAATTCGGTGTGTGGCCCCGCGGCTTGCTCGACGTGCGGATCCCGTTCGACGGCGCGTTCCAGCGCTACGAGCAGAGCCGGAGAATTAGGTGGGCAAAGAAGATGGAGTCTGAGCGTCGTGCTGTTGGGGGCGTTCGATGAAGGACCAGACGAAACTCGAAACGCGCCTCGGGCATGGCGTTTGTGGGGTTTATTCGATCGCAACGCCAACGGGAAAAGAGTACATCGGCTCAAGTGTTGACGTTCGCCGGCGGTGGTATGAACATCATTGGCGAATGAAGAACGGGAGGTCGAGCAGCCCTCAGTTGAGCAGGGCGTATGGGAAATATGGCTTGTTGTTGAAATTCTCCGTTCTGGAGGAATGCGACCCAGGCGAACTGAGGCGTCGTGAACAGTGGCATATAGACACACGAAAGCCTGCTCTGAATGCGTCTGATAATGCTTATTGTGCCGCGTTGTGGGCGGCCAAGAAGGGGGCGCAATTATCAGCGGGTGCTCAAGCGCGCCGCTGCGCCGTTGAAGATAGCATGGGCCGCCTGTACGAAAGTATTACATTTGCGGCAAAGACTATGGGTTGCTCGCAAGCGATGATGGCTCGGCGGATAGCCCACCATGATCCGTTTCCATGTGGGCTCCGATTTAGACGAATCGGTGAGATTTGGAAGCCGCTTCGCCCATCTCCTGAGGTGCGGAAGCGTGATGCCATAATCAAATCTCAGATTGAGCGACGCGCGGCTGGTAAGCTGGTCCACAGTGAGAAGGCGAAACTTGAGAAGAGCCTACGGACTAAGGGGGTTCCGTGGAGTCAGGAGCGACGGGCTAAGTTCTACGCCAAGAGCATGCTGAAGCAGCGTGGTGCCGCCTGATGGCGTTTCACGAGAAGACAGCCCTGGCGGCGACCGGGAAGTGGCGCGGCATCCTGCTCAGCTTCGGCGTTCCGGAGCGCGCCCTGTCAGGCAAACACGGCCCGTGCCCGATCTGCGGCGGGACTGACCGGTTCCGGTACGACGACAAGGACCGTCGGGGCACCTGGATATGCGGCCAGTGCGGGGCAGGCGATGGGATGAAGTTGGCGATCGAGTTTACCGGCAAGCCATTTTCCGAGGTCGCGGCCCGCATCGACGAGATGCTCGGCAACCTAAAGCCGGATTCGACGCTGCCGAAGGTCGACTTGACGGACGAGCAGCGCATCAAGGCTCTGAGGGCCATTTGGGTTGAGACCCGTCCTGTGACCCCGGGCGATCTGGTGCATCGCTATTTCGATGCGCGCGGGATTGAGGAGCGGGTCGTCTATCCGAGGGCTCTTCGGTTCGGCGAGCGCCTCAGGGACGGGGATGGTGGTGTCCGACCAGCTTTGGTCGCCATGGTCGGGTTGTTCGGAGTGCCGAAGTTTGTGTCGATGCATCGGACGTTTTTGCGGCCGGACGGACTCGCTAAGGCCGAAATGCCATCGCCTCGCAAGCTGATGCCCGGGAGCCTCCCGGATGGTGCCTGCGTCATGCTGAGCGACTACACCCACGGCCCCCTTGGGATCGCCGAGGGGATCGAGACTGCACTGAGCGCCAGCATCCTGTACGAAATGCCGGTGTGGGCTGCGATCAATTCGGCTCTCATGGCGAAATGGCACCCGCCACCAGCGTGCGATGAGGTCGCCATTTTCGGGGACAACGACCCGAAATACGGCGGTCAGTATGCGGCCTATTCGCTCGCCCACCGTCTCGCCGTCAAGAATATCGAGGTGTCAGTGCATATCCCCCCGATCGTCGGGCAGGACTGGAATGACGTCCTTATGGCGTCCCGGGGCCTGTCAGGCGGTGCCTAGCAGAAAGGGCAAGCGGCATGACCCTCACCGTCCACAACGCACCAGAGCGGCCGTCTCAGCCCGCTGTCGCGGCCGGGGCTTACCCGTACTGGCTCATCGCCCTGATCGAGCCGCAGCACGAAAAGCGGGCGCGTGACTGGCTATGGGAGTCCGCCGAGATCCCGAGCTATCTGCCGGTCGAGCGGGTGACGCAGGTGCGGCGAGGCCGAAAGGTCGATGTCGAAAACCTGATGATCCGGGGCTACCTGTTCGTGCCGGCGCTGTACGCCAACCATGCCCAGATCCAGCGTGACGAGGTCCGCGGCATCCGAGGTCAATGGCGTTACGCCAGCGGCGCGCTGAAGCTGGTGCCTGACGCCGCGCTCAACCCGATTCGGACGATCGAGGCCAACCTCAACGACCCGGCGTGGCTCGCCGGCAAACCGCGCAAGTATCGAGCGGGGCAGGCCGTTCGGCTGATCGATGGCGCGTGGCGCGGGCTGATTGCCACGGTCGACTCGCTTCGGGATGGGCAGAGGATCGTGGTGGACATCGGCGGGGTGCTCGGGCACGTCGAGCTTGGGGAGGAGCACGTAACCCCGGCCTGATCCGCTTGACAAATCAACATGAGTCTGCATTACCTGCATGCAGCGTAGCGTGACCGCCCCGGCAATGCCCTGAGAGATGGGCGAGGACCGCGCACTTGGGCAACGGTCCAGGCTCAGGACACCGTTCTGAGTCGGCGTGCTGCTGCATCCACCGAAATCGCGAGACGAGATGCCCAGGCCACCGGCCATGCCGGATGAGGCACGGGCATCCGGTCCCATAGGACCCGACATGACCGTCACCCTCGTGCTGTGGCTGATCGTCGGTGGTGTCGACATCGCCGGACCGGGCATCCGCATGCCGGACCTCGCTACATGCCAGGCGCAGGCCGAGAAGTTCATGGCGATTGCGCCCCCCGATGAGGCGCAAGCCTACGGTGCGGCGTGTCTGATCACCCTTGGGAGCCGCAGCTAGGTGGCTCGCCTATCAGCCCGACAGCGTGGCTACTCGACCGCGTGGGACAAGGCCAGGGCTGGCTTCCTGCGCGATCATCCCTGGTGCGCGATATGCCTCAAAGCAGGCCGCTACACCCAGGCAACAGTGGTTGACCACATCAAGCCGCATCGCGGAGATCAATCTCTGTTTTGGGATAGGTCGAACTGGCAAGCCTTGGACGCGACATGCCATTCGAGTGCGAAGCAGAAGGCGGAGAAAAGCGGCAAGCCTGTGAGGGTGACCGGGGTAGACGGGTGGCCGATCGATTGACCCCTACCCGGGTCTGGATCTTGGGGGAAATAGGGGCAGGACCGCGCCGGTAGTTGACTTTTCATAACCGGCCCCAAAAAAGGTTCCATAACACATGACGCCTCGCGGACGGAAATCTGCCGCCTCGCTTGAGGTTCTTCCGGCGAAAATTGAGGCTGTTCAACGACCTGACGCGCCATACGACCTGACGGACGAGCAGGCGGCGGAGTGGTGGGCGGTCGTCAATCGGATGCCGGCGGACTGGTTTCCGCGCGAGACGCACGGGATGCTGACCGCGTATTGCCGGCACGTTGTGGCGGCGCGCCGGGTGGCGCAACTGATCGAGCAGGCCGAAAAAGCCGACCCGTTCGACGTCGCGAACTACAACACGCTGTTGATCATGCAGGAGCGCGAGGGCCGGGCGCTGTCGTCGCTCGCCACCCGGATGCGTCTTTCTCAGCAGGCCACGTTTGACAAGAAAAAGTCCAAACCGATCCAAGGCAAGAAGCCTTGGGAGGCCTGAGACCCGCGCTGAGCGGAACATCCGGTGGATCGAGGAATTTTGCCGAATTCCAGAAGGGCGCGACGTCGGCAAGCCGGTTCGGCTCAGGCCATGGCAGCGCGACGAGATTCGTAAGATCTACGACAACCCGGCCGGCACGCGCCGGGCGATCCTGAGCTTCGGGCGGAAGAACGCCAAGACGACGCTGTCGGCGTTCCTCTTGCTTCTCCACCTGTGCGGCCCGGAGGCGCGGCCGAACTCGCAACTGTTCTCGGCGGCGCAATCCAGGGATCAGGCCGCGCTGCTGTTCGCGCTGGCTGCGAAGATTGTCCGCATGTCGCCGGACCTCTTGGGCGTGGTAACGCCACGCGACACGGCAAAGCAATTGTACTGTTCCGATCTCGGGACGCTATACCGAGCGCTGTCGGCAGAGGCCAGCACGGCATACGGGCTCAGCCCGGTGTTCATCGTCCACGACGAGCTTGGCCAGGTGAAGGGGCCGCGTTCCGAACTCTACGAGGCGCTGGAGACAGCAACCGGGGCGCAGGACAGTCCGCTATCGATCATCATCTCGACACAAGCGCCGACTGATTCAGACCTGTTGTCGCTTCTGATTGATGATGCGATGGCTGGGCACGACCCGCGGGTCACGGTCTCACTCTATACGGCGCCGCAAGAGGACGACCCGTTCGTCGAGGCGACCATCCGAAAGGCCAACCCGGCGTTCGGAGACTTCCTGAACGCCACCGAAGTCCTGGCGATGGCGGCTGACGCCAAGCGGATGCCGAGCCGCGAGTCGGAGTACCGCAACCTCGTCCTCAACCAGCGCGTCGAAGCGGCGTCACCGTTCGTTTCTCGTGCCCTGTGGCAGTCCTGTGGCGCCGACCCGTTGTCGATCGAAGACGTTGAGGTGTACGGCGGACTGGACCTCTCAGCGGTCAACGATCTGACAGCGCTGGTCCTGATTGGAAAGGTCTCCGGGGTTTGGCAAGTCCACCCCACGTTCTGGCTCCCCCGTGACGGGCTGGCAGACAAATCAAGGACTGATCGCGTCCCCTATGATCTGTGGGAGCGGCAGGGTCAGCTTTGCACCGCGCCTGGGCGATCGATCGACTATGAGTTTGTGGCGAGCATTTTGCGCGAACAATGCCGAGCGCTCGACATTCGCAAGATCGCGTTCGACCGTTGGAACTTCAAGCACCTCAAACCGTGGCTGCTTCAAGCCGGGTTCACAGAGGACGAGATCGCGGAACGGTTCGTCGAGTTCGGGCAGGGCTTCCAGTCGATGAGCCCGGCGCTGCGCGACCTCGAAAGTGAGATCTTGAACGGCCGGATCGCACACGGCAACCACCCGGTTCTTGCGATGTGTGCGGCGAACGCCGTGGTGCAGACAGACCCGAGCGGGAATCGCAAGTTGGCGAAGAACAAGAGCAGCGGGCGGATCGACGGCATGGTTGCTCTTACCATGGCAATGGGCGCGGCGCCGTCGGAAGACGAATCCGCCCCCCGCCCCTTCATCACCTTCCTCTGAGGCATCGGTCGTATGAGCTGGAGGAAGTGGCTGTTCTGGAAGACTCCGACCGAGGTCAAAGCGGTCGAGTTTTCGCCGGAACTGCTCTCCGCGATCCTGACCGGGTCGTGGGGCGGCCCGGCCAAGTCCGGCGCCTCGGTGTCGACCGGCTCGGCCCTGCAGGTGGCGGCGTGGTGGCGCGGCATCAACGTGATCGCCGACGGCATCCGCCAACTGCCGGTCGAGATCTACCGCGAGCTGCCGGACGGCCGCGGCTCGGAGCCGGCCAAGGACCACCCGCTCTACGACGTTCTGCGGCACAAGCCGAACCAGCACCAGAGCGCGGCCGACTTCTGGGGCACGGTGCTGCTGCACGCCGCCGGCGCCGGCCGGTCGGTGAGCTACAAGAACACGGTCGCCGGGCAGGTCCGTGAGCTCATCCCGGTCCGGCCGGACTGGGCGCATGTCGAGACGCTGGCCGACATGAGTCTGCGCTACCGCGTGACGTTCGAGAACTCGCGCAGCGCGACGCTCGAGCAGAACGAGGTGTTCCATCTCCGCGGCCCGAGCTGGGACGGCGTGGACGGGCTCAACCCGGTCGACCTCGGTCGCGAGGCGCTCGGCCTCGCCATGGCGACCGAAGAAAGCCATGCGAGGTTCCACGCCAACGGCGCGCGGCCCAGCGGCGCGCTGGTCGCGGACAAGGCGGCGAAGGCACTTGACCCTGCGGAGATCGACCGGCTCCGCGCGATGTTCGAGGAGAAGTACGTCGGCACGGCCAATGCCGGGAAGCCGATGATCCTGCAGGGCGGGCTCGACTGGAAGCAGATGCAGATGACGGGCGTCGACGCCCAGCATCTCGAAACCCGCAAGCACCAGGTCGCCGAGATCGCCCGCGTGCTCCGGCTGTGGCCGATCATGCTCGGGCTCGGCGGCGACGAGAGCCCGACGTTCGCGAGCGCCCTGGAGTTCATGCGGGCGCACGTCCGGTTCAGCCTGCAGCCGTGGCTCACGTCTATCAAGGGGGCGATCGAGTGCCAGCTTCTGACGCCTGAGGAGAGGCGCGAAGGCTACCACGTCAAGATCGACACGGCCGAACTGCTCCGCGGGTCACCGCAAGAGCGCGCCGAGGCCTACAAGGCCGCGCTCGGGACGAACTCGTCGCCGGGTTGGGTGTCGATCAACGAGGTCCGCGAGGACGACGGGTGGAATCCGCTTGAGGGTGACCAGTTTTCGCGCCCGTGGACGCCGAAAGACTACGGCATGGACGGCGGAACCGCTGACGATCAGGGCGCGCTAGCTGATGGCGAGTTCTACGACGAGAACGGCGACCCGGTCGAGCCCGATCAGATCGTGAAGGTCGACGGCGAATGGTACGAGATCAAGCGGAAGGTTAGCAAGAAACCGGCCGGTGGCGCGCGACCGGACTTTCGCGAGGAGCTGCACCGCCGGGACCGCGGCGGACGGTTCGCGCCGAAGCCCGATGCCAACCGCGGCGCCGCGCCGTCTCGTGATTATTCCAGCTATACCATGGACGACGGCGCGCTCCGGGCCGGGCGCGACGCTGGGATCTGGACCGACGAGGCCGACGCGAAGCGGCTGGTCGACAAGATGATGTCCGGGGTGCCGGTGGGTGAGCGGCTGCAGGTGACCGTGACGCGCATGCCGTCCGGCGACATCTTCGTCCGCGGGCAATCGGCCGGCGCGCGCGTCGAGCGCAGCTTTACGCGCGACGTCGAGTACGAGGCCGAGACGGGCCGCGTCGGTTACAAGGCCCGACACGAGCTGTTCTCGCTCGCGCCGAGCTATCAAGGCGGCGGGCACGCCAAGAAGATGCTCCGCGACGCGATCGACGAGTATCGGGCTCGCGGAATCACGGCGATCGAAGCGCAAGCGAACATCGACAAGGGCGGGTACGTGTGGGCGCGCCTCGGTTTCCGGCCACAGGCGCGAGCGACGAGGTTGATCAGGTCGGACACGCTCGATCACGTCGCGAAGTCGACGAAGCTCTCCGCTGCGCACAAGAAAATCATCACGGACATCGTGAACAACAGCAGCGACGACGACCTGATGTTCAACCTCGCCGCAGCGCGCGGCCCGCGCGGCAAGAAGATCGGGTACAGCCTGCTCGCCGGCTCAAACTGGTTCGGACGGCTCGACCTCACAAACGCAAAGGCCTACCGACGCGCCGTAAGGGCTTTGGCGTCCTGATCAATCTGATCTGGCGTTGTCTTGGTCTGCACCATCAGCGTCAGCAGCATGGAGACGGGCTTCGGAACAGGGTACTCACCGGAAAGCCACCGCCTGACCTGCCGTCCGTTGCCGTGGCCTAGAAAGCGACCGGCGGACTCTTGGGAAAGCCTGAGTTTGTTGAGGGCGGCGCGTAGCTGAGACGGGGTCATGGTCAGCCCCGCATCTTCGCCTGCCGTTGGTTCGGGGTCAGCGCAAACCACCGGCGATTGATCTCGGCAGAAATCAGGTCGAGATTGCGCTGAGCCATGGCGCGGGTCTGGGGCCGGCTGGTGGTGTCGGCGACGTCCTGGAGCCGGAGCTGCTCGGCTCCGAGTTGTTCGGTGGCCCATGTCCGGTACTCGGCGCGGGCGGCGGCGGCGGTGTTGAGGTTGGTGGTCACTGGTTTCCCCTCCGTTTCAATATCTGAACTATAGCGGACAACTCGTCCTAGGTCAAGCGGTCCTATGAAAGATTCCGTGGTCTACGACTTTTCCGGTTTTGCTCCGGCTGATGCGACCGACGGCACGGAAGAACTCCTGCCGGACGGCGATCTCGACGACCTCGACGATGACGAGGCGCTGGTCGGGTTGCTGAAAGATGCCATCGCCGCCGGGGCGGCTGGCGAGAAGGACTAACGCAATGGACATCCACGTCCTCGGCGCATCGCTCGAAATCAAGTTCATGGACGGCGGCGACTGCGCGCCCGGCACGTTCGAGGGCCTGGGAGCGGTTTTCGGCAACGTCGACAGCGTCGGGGATCTGATCGAGCCCGGCGCGTTTTCCAAATCGCTCTACGCCTGCAAGGCCTGCGGCAAGTACCCGCCGATGCGCAAGATGCACGGCATGGGCGCGTCGAGCCTCGACCCGATCGGGGTCTGGGATCACATGGAGGAGGACAGCCGCGGCCTGATTGTCAAGGGCCGGCTCGTTGGGCTCGACACCGAGCAGGGCAAATGGAACTACGCGCAGCTCCGCGAAGGCGCGCTGAAGGGCCTCTCGATCGGCTACCGCGTGTCGCCGAATGGCTCGCGCCGCGGCTCCGGCAAGATGGGCGAGCCAGCCCGCTACCTGAAACAGATCGACCTCAAGGAGGTCAGCCTCGTCGACATGCCGGCGAACGCGCTGGCCACGGTCACGGCGATGAAGAGCCTGTACGGCGCCGCCGCCGACATCAGTTTCGATCCTCGCGAGATGGAGGGCGCCCTGCGTGATGCCGGGCTCTCGCGCGCCGACGCCGTCAAGGGCGTGGCGGTCTTCCGCACCTACCTCCGGCGTGATGCCGGGGATGCCGATCCTGCCCTTCGTGACGAAGCGGCCGCGGCTGAGCTGGTCACTGCCATCAAGGCGGCGGCCGATCGCCTCCGGGCCCTGTAGCCCGACCGCACGAAGGACCATCATCATGGAAGACGCGAAGCAGGCCATCGACGGCCTGATGACGGCGTTCGAGGAGTTCAAGTCCACGAACGACGCCCGTCTGAAGGAGATCGAGAAGAAGGGCACGGCCGACCCGGTCGTGACCGACAAGCTCAGCAAGATCGAGAACACGATCGCTGGCTTCGAGGGCATCAACCAGCGGCTCACCCAGGCCGAGGCGCAGAAGAAGGCGCTCGACGACCTGAAGAGCCAGTTCGACGCGATCGAGCTGAAGGTCGGGCGCATCGTCGGCAAGCCGCGCGACGAGGGCGAGAAGAAGGGGCGGGTCGAGACTTGGCTGCGCGCCGCTTGGCGGGCTCATGCCGTCGGCAAGACCAACCTCTCGGCCGATGAGGCCAAGGCCCTCGACGCGGTCGAGACCGAGATGAAGGCCCTCAACGTCGGCACCGACACAGCCGGCGGATTCCTCGCGCCCACCGAGTATGTGCGCGAGATCATCAAGGGCATCACCGATGTCAGTCCGGTTCGCAGTCTCGTCCGGGTGCGCCCAACGGCGAACAAGGCCATCCAGATCCCGGCTCGCCGCGGTCAGTTCGCCGCGCAGCGCGTCGGCGAGCAGGGCACGCGCACCGAGACGACCGGTCTCACCTACGGTCTGGAGGAGATCACCGCGCCGGAGATGTACGCGCTGGTCGACATCTCCCGGCAGATGATCGACGACGCGGCCTTCGATATGGAGGGCGAGATCCGGATGGAGGCCGAGGAGCAGTTCGCCGTGAAGGAGGGCGCCGAGTTCGTCTCCGGCACCGGCGTCGGCCAGCTCGAAGGCATCCTGTCGAATTCGTCCGTCGCCGAGACCAACTCCGGCGCCGCGACGGCGATCGCCGCGGACGGCATGATCAATCTCTTCCACGGCATCAAGACGGCCTACACGCGGAATGCCACTTGGGTCCTCAACCGGACCACGCTGGGCTCGGTTCGGAAGCTCAAGGACACGACGAACCAGTACCTGTGGCAGCCCGGCGTCGCCAACGGCGTCCCGAACTCGATCCTGGGCGCGCCCTATGTCGAGGTGCCGGACATGCCGAACGAGGCGGCGAACGCCTACCCGGTGGCGTTCGGCGACTTCCGGCGCGCCTACACGCTGGTAGATCGCATCGTGATGGAACTGCTGCGTGACCCCTACACGCAGGCCACCAGCGGCAACATCCGCTTCCAGTTCTGGAAGCGGGTCGGCGGCAAGGTCACGCTCGCCGAGGCGATTCGGAAAATGAAGTGTTCGACCTGACGAAGGTCCGGCGCCGTCGGCCCCGGCCGGCGGCGTTCACCTCTCCCGCAATCAGAACTGAGGACAGATCGTCATGGACGACCTCTACAGCTCCCTCAAGGTGACCCGTGTCATCCCGCCCGTCGCGGTCGGCACCACGGGCACCGGCCAGACCGGCAAGATCATTGATCGGCAGGGCTACGTCGGCCCGGTCCTGTTCACCGTCGGCTACGGAGCCATCACGTCGAGCACCGCGGTGTTCACGGTAACGGTGAAGGAGGGCGATGTCACCGGCACGCTCACCTCCGTGGCCGACACCGACCTGATCGGCACCGAGTCCGCGGCCGGCCTCGCCGCCGGCGCCCGCACGTCGAACTCGACCAAGCTGGTCACCAAGAAGATCGCCTACAAGGGCGCCAAGCGGTACGTGCAGTGCAACGTGAAGAGCACTGCCACGGCCGGCACCCCGGTGCACGTCGACGCGTTCCAGCGCGCCGCGTCCGCCCCGGCGAGCTGATCACGACACTTGCCCCGGGCCGGCCCCGAACTCCGGCCCGGGGTTCCTCAGCGTCTCCGAACAGCGCAGGACACGAGATGAGCCTCGACAACGGCGAGCGCCAGGTCGCGCCGACCATCGACGGAATCCGGGCCGACCACGTCGCCCGCTACAGGTGGGCCGCCGAGCGGCTGCCGGCCGGCTCCCGCGTGCTCGACGCGGGCTGCGGCATCGGATACGGCGCCCGCATCCTGGCCGAGGCCGGCCACAAGGTCGTGGCGCTGGACCGCAGCGCCGAGGCGCTCGCCTACGGCCGCGAGCACTACGACCACGAGGGCATCGCCTGGCGCACCGGCGACCTGTCCGACCTCGGCGTGCTGCCCATGCTCGACGCCGTGGTCTGCTTCGAGGCGATGGAGCACCTCGCCGAGCCGATCGCGTTCCTGCGTGAGGCCCGCCGGGTTGCGCCGCGGCTCCTGCTCTCCGTTCCGAACGAGCTCGGCATGCCGTTCGGCCGCCGCGGCTACGCCTTCCACCACCGGCACTACACGCCGGACCAGCTCGGATGGCACCTCGCTCGGGCCGGATTTGAGCCGAGCCTCTGCGGGTGGCAGGCGGACGCGGTCTCGCCAGTCATGGAAGAGTGGACGAGCACCGAGAGCTACCCGCGAACCCTAGTGGTCGACGCCAAGCGCGTCGCCCCGGCGCTGAACCTCGGCCCGGAGCCGGCCACGCCAGAGCGCGCCCCGCGCCACGTCGTCATCCTCGGGCTCGGCCCGTCGCTGGAGACCTTCGTCGACCTCGTGAAGCGCATGGGCGGCGCCTCGGCGCTCTGCGACGAGGTCTGGGGCATCAACGCGGTCGGCGACGTCATCGCGTGCGACAAAATTTTCCACCTTGACGACGTAAGGATCCAACAGGCGCGCGCCGAGGCATCTCCGACTAGCAACATCGCCGCGATGCTGCGCTGGATGAAGCGCCATCCCGGCCCGATCTACACCAGCCGGACCCATCCCGACTTCCCCGGCCTCGTCGAGTACCCGCTTCAGGACGTGCTCAACTCGATCGGGTTCGCCTACCTCAACAGCACCGCGGCCTACGCCGTGGCCTACGCGATTCACATCGGCGTACAGGAGATCGGCCTGTTCGGCCTGGACTTCAGCTACGCCAACAGCCACCAGGCCGAGAAGGGCCGCGGCTGCGTCGAGTTCCTGCTCGGCATCGCACACGCCCGCGGCATCCGGATCGGGTTCCCCGAGACCACCACGCTGATGGACGCGTGCGCACCGAACGACGAGCGGCTCTACGGCTACGACACGGTCCACGTCGACCTCGCAGGCGGCGGCGACGAACCGATCACCGTGGCGCTCCGCGAGCGTGAGACGATCGCGACGGCGGCCGAGATCGAGGCCCGCTACGACCACGCCCGGCCCACCGTGCCGGCCGAGATGCTCGCCAAGGCCGCGGGCTGACGACAGGAGATCTACATGGCGGCTGCGCAACTGATCGCGACCGGGGACACGGCGACGAGCTCGTCCGACCAGACGGTCGCCGATGGCTCGACGCTGACCGTGGCGCTCAAAGGCGTCACGGGGTCTCAGGCCCGCGTCCTGATCGAGCTGAAGGACGACGGCGGCACCTACAACGTGGTTGGCGAACTGAACTCGCTGCAGCCCGCCACTGTGATCGCGGCGCCCGGCGTCTACCGCCTCACCCGCGTCGCCGGCGCGACCTGCGGGGTCTACAGTGGGTAGCCCGCTCCGTCCGGTGCTGCGGCCTCTGTTGAGGAGCCCGCTGCGCGATCCGCTCACCACGGGACAGGGTGTGCGGGTGACCCCCACGTTGCGAAACGTGGCCACGCGGTGCGCGATTCCGAACGTTCTGAGCACGACACTCAAGTATGCGAACGCGCGCCGCGCGCACTACGCTCGGGACGCGATTGCGTCGTTGCAGATCGTCATCCCGAATTTCTACGTCAAGGCGACTGCCGCGACCGGAGAGGCTGGGACCGGCGGCACCGCGACCGTGTCGGCGAGCATCGAGTATCCGCTCGGAACGCGCACACAGGTGCTGTTCTCCGGGGTCGCGACAGGTTCGATCCCGAACAACAGTTACATCGTTTCCGACGCGGTTGCTGTGTCGATTCCGAAGGATGCTCTATTTTACGTCTGGCTGCATTGGGAGAATGCGTCTGGGTTCCCTTATAGGAATTACACCGGTAACAATCCTGGCGTGTTCGCGAGCGACGGCTACGAGTATTCGGCCTCGTCGCTCGCGGACAAGACGATGAGCGGGACGATCGCCAACAATTCTCCAACCAACACCAATGTATTCGGCTGCTGCGCGATTATTGCGATGTCGAAGCGGCCGGCGGTGCTGCTGATCGGCGATAGCCGATGCCTCGGTACGCGGGACTCCAATGTCGCAGGGTTCGGCGACCTCGGTGAGGTGGAGAAGAGCATCGGCCCGTCGCTCGCGGTTGCGAATTACGGAATTTCGTCGCTCACGGCGCAGGGGTGGAACAACTCGCACGCGAACCAAGTCGCGTTGGCCCAGTATTTTCAGAACATCGTCATTCAGATTGGGGTCAACGATCTGTACAGCGGCGCATCGGCCGCAACTCTCATCACCAGAAACACGACGATCGCCGGAAACTTCACGGGAAAACGCATTTTCTATACGACGATCCCGCCAGAGACGACGTCGACGGACAACTGGGCGACGGAAGTAAATCAGACGCCGGTGTCGGTTGAGAACGACACACAGCGGAAATCTTACAACGCCTCGGTTCGGGCCGGGTTGTCCGGAGCGTACGGCTATTTCGAAATCGCCGATGTGGTCGAAAGCGCACGGGATAGTGGCATATGGAAAGCTGGCTACACGCCTGATGGTGTGCACGAAAACGCAACGGCGACGGCCGCGATCAAGGCGAGCGGTAACATCAACGCGACGGTTTTCGCGGCTACCTGACCCACCCACACCCCAATCTCAGTTGTGCCCCATCGCGAGGCAAGATGAAACTCACCATCCTGAAACCCTTCCCCTACGCCGCAGACCACATCAACGCCGTGATGGTCGAGCCCGGAGAGGCCGAGATCGCGGACGACGTGGCTACCGGACTGATCGTCGAGGGCTACGCGCGCGACCCTGCCAAGCCGCAGCCGATCCCGATGCAGCAGGTGCCGGTCGACAAGCCGGCGGCGCCCGCCGCCGAGAAGCGCAAGGCCTGACCATGCTCGTCGTCACCACCGCGGCGGCCCGGACCGATCTCACGACGCTGGAGCGGGTCAAATCCGACCTCCGGATCGAGGGCTCGGCCGAGGACGCCTACCTCCGCGGCCAGATCGCGGTGGCGACCGACCTGATCACGCGGCACCTCGGCGTTGTGCCGGCCGGCCGGTCCCGCACGCTCGGGCGCGAGACCTTGGTCGAGACGCTCCGCCCGGACCGCAGCCGCGAGCTCCTGCTCCTGTCGCGCACCCCCATCGTGTCGATCGCGTCGGTGGTCGAGGCTGACGAGACGGTGGACGCCGCGGAATACGAGATCGAGGACGCCGCGGCCGGTATGGTGCGCCGGCTCGACGCCGACGGCGATCCCGCGCTCTGGGCGACCGGCCGGATCGTGGTGACATACACGGCGGGGTGGCTGATGCCTGGCGATGCCAGCGCCGACCTGCCTGCCGCGATCGAGGCGGCCGCGATCGAGCTCGTCGGCTCGTTCCGCTCGGCGCGCGGCCGCGACCCGCTGGTGCGCTCCGAGAGCGTGCCGGGGCTCGGCGACACCTCGTATTGGATCCAGTCACCCATGGAGGCGGGCGAGCTGCCGCCGTCCGTCGCGACCAAGCTCGCCCCGTATCGGAGGATCGCGCTGTGATCAGCCCGCTCAACCTCGGCGACTCCGTCATCGGCGCAGCCACGGCGGCCGCGGGCGAGGTCATCACGTCTTCGGCCGACATCAACGGCGCGACGCAGGCCTACCTGGAGATCGAGGACGACGTCTCCGCGGTCCTGCTGTCGGTCAACTTCACGTACGGGTCTGGCGGGAGCACCCTGAAGGTCATCGTCGAGACCAGCGTCGACGGTGGCACGACCTGGACCGAGGTCTATCGCGCGGCCTTCACCACGGCGAGCGGCCAGCGCCTCGTCAACCTGTCGGCACTGACCCCGGTGAGCCCCTACACCCCGGCCGCGCTCAGCGACGATGCGGTCAAGGACGGCATCATCGGCCCGCGCTGGCGGGCTCGCAAGATCGTGAGCGGGACCTACGCGGGGAATTCGAGCCTGTCGGTTCGGATGGTGCCGCGGCGATGAGCCCGGAGGCGGCCCGCGCGATGTACGCGCGCCTGATGCAGGGCGGCCAGACCGTCACCATCAGGCGTCGGACCGGCGCCGGGTCGAACCCGCCAACCTTCGAGTTTGCGGTCCGCGGCCGGCATTCCGGCTTCGACCCGGCTTCGTTGGTCGGCGGCATCGTCCAGGGCGACAGTCAGGTGATCATCCTCGCGGAGGATCTTGCCGGCGTCGGGTTCGCACTACCGTTCCGGACGACCTATGACGCCGTGATTATCGACGGGCAAAGCTACAGCATCAAAGCGCCAGTGCCGCGCCGGGCGAGCGACGGGACGATCGTGGCGTACGAACTGCAAGTCACGGGTGGTGGGAAGTAATGGCTCACTCCCGCATCCTGACCCCAGCCCCACCGGTGCGGGTGTCGCCGGGGTCGAGGAAGACAACGCCGCCGCGTTCCAGGGCGCCCTGGATAGCGGCAAGGATCGTGGCGCGGACCGGCGGGACGTCGTCGGTCTGCTCGGTACGGGAAACGGTGGCGTAGGAGACCGACGCGGCCTCGGCGAGCTGGGATGATGTCCACCCCAACAACGCCCGTGCCGCCCGAATTTGCTTCCCCGTGAGCATCGCGGGCGGCTTGTACAGCGCGGCGTGGTGCCGGACAACAGCGGAATTCCTCGGCATTTCTCGGCCTTTCTCGGCAGAAGTGCGACGTTACGTAAAAAATGCGCTTGCAACGTAGCTGAAAGGCGATATCTTGTCACTACCGAGCACGATCGCTCATCAGCACGTCGAGGGTAGAGCGCAGATGCAAACCACTATGGCTGCAGCCATGAAGAGCACACCGGCCGGCCGGCTGATGGTCGCCGACGTCAATCTCCGGATCGCGGTCGAGAACGCGCTTCGCGCGCGCCGCGGCAGCGTCGATCAGGCGCTCGACCTGTTCCTGCGCACCAACGGGCGCGAGGCGCTCCACGATTATTTCGAGCTTGTCGCCGCCGACATGGCCGGCGCTGCTCTGCCGGGCGGGGGCCATATGTCGATTGGCTCCCAAAGAACTCGTGCCCTCGCCCGGCGACCGAATGACGACGACGCTGGCCAATGTTTCGGTGCCAACCACTCGGCGAGTGCCGGCGCGTCGTCACCCTCTGACGGACGGACCGACCATACCTGCGGTGTAGCCCACGTTGCGCCTGTCGGTTCTCCGTCTCTCTCTGACGGCGGTGCGGGCCAGCTCCGCATTGGCGCCCATTCACCTCGTGCCCGCGCCCCGTCACCCCTTCGCGAGCGGGCGGACCAAAGCCGCATTGTCACCCAGTCGCCGGGTGTCCGCCCCGCTCGCGATCCCTCTCCGACCCAACTTCGCGCCGTCGACGCGGTGAAGGGCGCCGCCGCAGATGCGATCTGGCGGGTGAAGAAGACCAGTGACGGCCGCGCGTGGGGCGAGATCGGGTATCACGAGCTGGCCGGGCTGGCGCGCGACGGCGGCATCGCCAAGGCGCTGATCGACCACATCGGCGCGGTCAACGACAAGCAACGGTTCGCGCCGCTCCCGACGCTGGTCTCGGCCGGCACATTCGAAACGCTCTGCCGCAACGCGGAGCGGGCCAATGTCTGAGGAGATCATCGCTCAGATCCGCGCGTGGCACCGGGAGCGGTGTTATGCCATGGAGCAGCGCAAGCGTTCCAACGCCGCGCTCGGCGCCTACCTGCGGACCGCGCTGGGCTGGCGCAAGGACGCGCCGGCCGAAGAGCGGAAGGCGATCGAGGCGTTGGCCAAAGATCTGATCATCTGCGGCAAGCTGGGTGCCAAGGCCGCGGCACTGAAGACGCCGAAGCAGAACCATCATGAACTGGCCGGGTCACCAGAGTACAAGCGGTTCGCCAAGATCATCAGCGCCTCGATCAAGGCGCGAGCGCCGTGGGACGCGATCGAGTCCGAGTCGGTTAAAGCTTTGGAGGTTCTTGCCGAGCAGTTGCCCGTGTGGGCGGCGTTCGGCGCAGAGATTCGCGGATTCGGTCTGAAGTCGCTGGCGACGATCGTCGGAGAGGCCGGTGACCTGTCGAACTACGCCACGGTCGCGAAGCTGTGGAAGCGGATGGGCGTCGGGGTCGTCAACGGCAAGCGGCAAGGTGGCCTCGCCAAGTCGGCCAGCAAGGACGAGTGGATCGAGCACGGCTACAACCGGCAGCGCCGGTCGCGCATGTGGAACGTCGGCAAGGCGCTGATCTATGCCGGCGGCGAGTACGCGGACCTGTATCGCGCACGGAAGGAAGTCGAGCGGCAGAAGGCGGCCGACGAAGGGCTGACCGTCGCGCCGGCCGGGTCGATCCCAAAGAAACGGGCGGCTGAGTTCCGCTCGCTCGGACACATCGAAAAGCGCGCTCAGCGCGTGATGGAGAAAGAGCTTCTGAAACGCCTGTGGAAGGCGTGGCGGCGGGCCAGCATCCAGGTGAACCCCGAGGAGAGAATGCCCGCCTCCGAAATTCTGATCGCGGCCGAATAGCCGCGCGCGGCGGACCATTGCTGAATTGCAAACCACTGGTGCGGTGTCCGCCGCACTAATTCGGCGAAAGCCGAACGCCAGACCAAATCACCTTTGAATCCCAGAGACCGAGTGTCTGGCAAGCGGGTCGCAGCGATGCGGCCCGCGCACCTATGGAAGGTAGGCAATGGCGCTGTCGGCCAAGATCGAGGCACTCGACCGCGACGTTGAACTGATCATTCAGTCCGACCTCTCGCCGGCGGCGCGCAGCCGCGTGCTGGCGCAGTTCGCACGGGAGCAGATCGGGATCGCGAGCGAGCAGAACCGCCGCGCTCTGGGCTCTGTCCCGCCGTTCACGACGTTCGTTGACGGGTCGGAAAGTGCCGCACTCGATCGGGTTCGCCCGGATGGCGTGATCTCGGTCGAGTACGAGTTGTTCGTCGATGTCCTGCGCTTCATCGCCGACGAGTTGGTCAAGACCTCGCCGAAACTCACCGGCCGCTACTCGAAGAGCCACATCCTGATGGCCGATGGCGACGAGATCGAGCTGACGGACGACCTGCCGGACGCTGCCGAGTTTGCGTTCGTGTCGACGATGCCGTACAGCCGAAAACTTGAAAAAGGCTTGTCGCGGCAAGCACCTGATGGAATTTACGAAGTGCTCGCCGCCAAGGCCAAGCGCAGGTTCTCCAACATCGCCACAATCCGCTTCGGCTTCCGATCGGTGCTCGGCGCCTCGGCGCTGAACACCTGGGCAGGCCGGACCCGCATGCGGCCGAACCGCACCAACAAGCAGTCGGCCCGCGCGTTCGGCGACTGGCTCCGCCGGCAGCCGGCTATCGTCGTCACGTTCAGGAACCGATAGCAGCATGGCCGCCGACGCCGTTTACGACGCGATCCGGGCCTACCTGGAGGGCACCGAGAGCACGCCGCCGGCGTGGACCGCGACCCGGATCCGCTGGGAAAACGAGGACTTCGTCAAGCCCGAGCCGCCGTCGCCGTGGATCGCTGTGGCACTCACCGGCGTGGTCTACGGCCAGCAAAGCATCGGCGCCGCGACTCAGGCGGATAACCGCTGGGACGAGGACGGGACGCTGTGGATCTCGGTGTTCGCCCCGGTCGGCCAGGGCGTGAGCGAGATCCGCGCGCTGTGCAAGCAGCTCGCGGACCTGTTCCGCGGGACGACTCTGCTCGGTGGTGCTTTGGAGTTTATGGACGCCGCGATCGGCACGAATGGGCCGGCTGCGGAAGAGGGGAATTGGTTCGAGCTGCTGGTCGCGATTGACTGGCGACGAATGGAGGCGTGATCACTTCGTCTTCATGAACGCTTCGACGGCCTCGGCCAGTGCAACAAGATCGACCTTCCCGTCGATCCCAAATTCGCGCGGGTCGTCGCAGTCGTACAGGTACGGGCCACCGCTGAACAGTGGGCCTGATTGCCGTTCAAGCTCGGCGATGATCGCGTCGAGGAGTGTCATTTCGGCCTCCTGTGAGGCGGAGAGAGTACCAAAATCCGGCCGCTTCGGCGAGCCGTAACGCCCTAACTGGCGCCTTGGGCAAGCGTCATCCGCGCCGTCGTGAGACGCCGCAACACCGCCGCCGTCGTGATGACGCCGGCTTCCTCCCTTTGATGGAGCCCAAACTATGACGTCGAGCAATCGTACGAGGGTGGCCGTCTGTCGTGAGTCGACGGTCGGGACGACGCCCAACACCCCGCGCATGCGCACGATGCGCATCACCGGCGAGTCGCTGTCGTTCACGCCGGAGTACGTCGACAGCGACGAGGTCCGCTCGGACCGCATGCTCGGCGACCCGATCAAGGTGATGCAGGCCAGCCAGGGCGGGCTCAATTTCGAGCTGAGCTACCCGGAGGACAACACCCCGTTGTCCGAGGTGATCCGGTCGGCGCTGTTCGCCACCTGGACCAACACGCCGACCTTCGACAACGACGGCACAGCCGACAGCGTGTGCACCCAGGTCACGGACTCCACCGACACCTTCACGGTCGCGTCGGGCGGCGCCGCGGCCGTCGCCGGACATCTGATCCGGACGACGGGGTTCACCAACGCGGCGAACAACGGGATCTTCAAGGTCGGGTCATCGACCGGGACGACCATCGTGGTCGCTGGCACGCCCACGCTCACCGACGAGGCGGCCCCGCCCGCCGCCGCGAAGATCAAGGTGGTCGGGTTCCAGGGCGCGTCCGGCGACATCACGGCGACCAGCACCGGGCTCGGATCGACGCTGCTCGATTTCACGACGCTCGGCCTCGCGGTCGGCCAGTGGATCAAGATCGGCGGCACAGCGACGGGCGACAAGTTCGCGACGGCTGCGTGCAACGGCTTCGCCCGCGTCACCGCGATCGCGGCACACGCCCTGACCTGTGACAACCTGCCGAGCGGATGGACCACGGATTCCGGCGCCTCGAAGACGATCAAGGTCTGGTTCGGCGACCAGATCAAAAACGGAACCACCGTCTCGTCGATGACGATCGAGAAGGGGTTCATGGGCCAGACCACGCCGACCTACATCTACAACACAGGCATGGTCGCCAACACGCTGGAACTGACGTTCCAGAGCCGGCAGAAGATCACGGGCTCGGTGAACTTCATGGGCATGGGCGGCGGACAGGACACAACGTCGCTCGATTCATCGCCCGACGCCGAGACGACGAATTCCGTGATGGCCTGCCACGCCAACGTCGGCCGGCTCGCCGAGAACGGGTCGACCCTCACCGATCCGAACTGGGCGCGCTCGTTCTCGCTCAACGTCAACAACAACATCGAGATGAAGGACGCCGTCGACTCGACGTCGCCGGTCGGGCACCGCGAGGGCGAGTGCACCGTGACCGGCAACATCACGACGTACTTCGGCTCGAACTCGCTGCTGGCCAAGCTCTACGCGGGCACCGCGACCAGCATCAACGTCAGGGCCGCAAAGGACAGCCAAGCCATCATCCTCCAGGTGCCGCGCGCCACGCTGCGCTCTGGCGTCCCGGCAGCGGGCGGGAAGAACCAGAACGTGGAGCTGTCGAGCGATTTCCAGGCGTCGAAGGACACGCTCACGTCGGCGCACGTCATCATCGACCGCATTCCCTACTACGAGTGACCCGTTCCGCGGCCCGAACGCCGCGGCCCCGCTTCGTGGTGGTCTCCTCCCACGAAGACCCTGCGCGCAGAGGCGGGCGGCGGGTTCGGCCGCCGTCCGCCACCTCCCGAACGAGGACAAAATGGCGACACACGAACAAAGGCGCGTCGCTCGTCGAATGGTCGACGCAATCGCCGAAGTGAACGCTGCGCTGGCTGAGGCGGCGAGCGTCGATCTGCATGTGGAATTCACGCCTGCTGTGGTCGGCCGCATCTCCGGGATCAAGCTCACGTGTTGCGAATCCCGCGAGCGCGTCGACCCGCTTCCCCCTTCCGAACACGGTGACGACTGATGGACCTCTCCCAGATCAAGACCAACTCGGCCCTCATCGAGCAGGGCGAGTGGATCGGCGACCTCCCCGAACTCGGCGACGTCGCGTTCCGGGTCCGCGGGCTCGGCAACGCTGACTATCGCGCCCTGCAGCACAAGCTGATCAACGAGATCCCGGCGCGTCTGCGCCGCAAGGGGCTCGGCGCCGACGACCAGGACCGGATCCAGACCGAGTGCCTGATCGAGACCGTGCTCACCGACTGGCGCGGCCTCACCTCCGGCGGCGCGCCGCTCCCCTATAGCCGCGAGAAGGCCCGCGAGCTGCTGACCGATCCCGACTTCCGCCGTCTGCGTGACGCCGTGTTCGCCGCGGCGTCGATGGTCGGCGAGGACGTGGCGGCGGCCGACGAGGCGCTGGAAAAAAACTCCGAGACGTCTTCCGCTGGCGCCTGACGCACCAGGCCGGCGCGGTCCTGCTCGCGGACTGCGCCGCGGAAGGCGACGAAGAAGCGGCCCGGGCCTTGGAGCAGATCCCGGACGAGCCCGAGCCGCTCCCCGGCGCCGAGCTCTATCTCTCAGCGTTCCACGACCTCTCCGGAGATCGACAGTACGGCGCGATGGGCGGGGCCGGTCCGATCCCATGGCTCGCGCTCGACCGATGGGCCGGGCGCGCCGGGCTCGACGGCGACGACTTCGACCGGTTGGTCCGCATGGTCCGGGCGGTCGACGCAGAGTGGCTCGCCGATCAGGCAGAGCGGGCCGAGGCGGAACGGCAGCGGCAGAAGCGGGACTAAGGCGACATGGAACTGAACGCGGTCAGGACGTTGCGGGTGGTCGGCCGGTCCGAAGGCGTGGACCGCGTCGCCTCGGACTTGCGGGATGTCGCAGATGCGCAACAGGCCGTCGCGGTGTCGTCGGACACCATGACGCGCCGGCAGACCTCGGCGGCGCGGTCGTTTGCGGCGATGAACGCGCAGGTCGACCCGGCGGTAAAGGCTCAGCAGGCATTCGAGCGCGCGCAGCGCATTGCCGACCGGGCGCTACAACAGGCAGTCATCACGCAGAACGAGCACGCGCGCGTGATGGAGCAGGCGCGCCGCCGTTATCTCGACATCGTGCCGGCGAACGAAAATCTCGCTCGCTCGACCGGACTTGCCGCGCACGAGATGACCAATCTCGGGCGACAGACCGCCGACGTGTTCACCATGTTGGCGATGGGCCAGTCGCCGTTCATGACGCTGGTCAGCCAGGGGCCGCAGGTCATCGACATCTTCAAGTCGACGAAGGGCTCGATGGCCGGATTCGGCCAGCAAATCGCAGCCCTCGTCACGCCTGCTCGGTTCGCGGCCGGCGCGGTTCTTGCGATCGGCACCGCGGCTGCGATGGCGGCGATGCAGTACGCCGACGCGCAGCGCGAGATGAAGATGGCGCTACTCGGCGCCGGCAGTGCGTCGGGGGCGACCGTGTCGGAACTCAACGACATCGCCACCACGCGCTCCGGTCTCACCGGCTACTCGATATCCGAGGCGCGTGCGCTCGCGACCGAACTCGTCAAGACGGGGAAGATCGGTTCGGCAGCGATCGGCGAAATCGTGTCGATCGGCCACGGGCTCGAAAAGTTCCTCGGCGTCTCCGGCCCGGAAGCGGCCAAGATGATGGCCGAGTCGTTCGCTGATCCGGTCAAGGGCGCGCAGTCGCTGAACGAGCGCATCGGATTCCTTGACGCCAAGACCCTGCACTACATCCAGACGCTGACGGAACAGGGCGACCGGCAGCGGGCGATCGCGACGCTCACCGACGCGCTCAGGCCGAAGATCGAGGCGGCAGAGGCGAGCACGTCGAAGTGGGCGCGGGCATGGAACGCCGTCGCGAATGCCGCCCCCGATGCGTATGACGCGATGGGGCGCGGCGTCGATCGCATCGTCTCCGGCCCGTCGACGCAAGAGCAGATCAGCCTCAAGACGATCGAAATGCTCGACGTGCAGCGTCGCGCGATGGAGATGGCGCGCAACCCGGCCTCCAGCTTCTTCATGTCGAAGGACCCGGCAGCCGGAGCGCAAGCGCGTGTCGCGCAGCTGCAGGCCGAGATTGACGCTCTCCTGAAAGTCGCCGAGGCGGAGCGCAAGGCGTCGGAGGAGAGCCAGTCGCGGGCGCGGTCGCTGTCCGTGCAACCGATCATCAGCGCGCTGACCCAGGAGGTGCAGCAGCGCGAGGAGTTGGAAAACAAGATCAAGGCTCTCGCGACGGCGATGGCGGATCCGAGGTTCGCCGAGTTCACCAAGAACATCGATCAGGCCGCGCTTGCCATGCAGCGTGCGCAGGGCGCTGTGGACACGCTGCTGTCTCCGATGGAGCGCGTGGCCGCGCAGACGAGGCTCGGCATCGACACGGCCAACGCGCGCGGCCCGAACGCGCAGGCCAACATCGCGGCGCGCCAGAAGGCGCTCGAACTCGCCGGGCAAGAGCTGACGACCGCCGAGCGCGCGGCTCAGATCGAGGGCGCGCGGCTCGTGTCGCTGGAGCAGTCGAATCGCGCCATCGCGGATGCGGTCAACGCCAGGACGCTGTCTGCTCAGCAGAGCGTGGAAACCGCGCGGCTTGAACTCGACCTCGTCGGCAAATCGGCAGCAGAGCAAGAGAAGATGCGTGGAGCCTTGCAGATCAGGCATCAGCTTGAGCAAGAGGCGCTGCAGACCTACGGGAATAGAGACGCCTACGACAAGGCTCACCTCGCGTCTCTGCTCCGGCAGAACGAGGCCACCGCGGAGTACAAGCGGCAGACCGCTGTTGCCCAGATCAACGACCAAATCAGGTTTGACCGCGAGACCGCGTTTCTGTCGTCGGAAGACGTCCAGATCGCGCAACAGCTCAAGTCGATCTACCCCGACGTCGCGGCGGCTCTGAACAGCTCCGAGGCCGCGGCGATCCGATTCAACAATTCCATGAAGTCGATCGGCGATGCGGGGCGCGAGGCGTTCGGATCGATCGCGCAGGCGATGGCGGATGGTAAGATCACGGCCGACGAGTTCTCATCGGTCCTGACGTCGCTCCAGTCTCGCCTGATCCAGATGGCAGCCAACAAGGTGTGGGACGGAATTTTCGGGACAGCCGCCGGTGCAGCTACAGGCGGCGCGGCGGGAGGCGGCATGTTCTCGTGGATCTCTGGCCTGTTCGGCTCGGCCAACGGCAACGTGTTCGCCGGCGGCAACATCATCCCGTTCGAACGCGGCGGCATCGTCGACAGGATGCAATATTTCCCGCTCGCGAACGGCGGGATCGCGTCGATTGCCGAAGGCAATAAGCCCGAGGTCGTGATGCCGTTGCGACGCACGCCGGACGGCCGGATGGGTGTGGCTGCGACGGGTGTGGGGGGTGGCGGGTCAACGAACTTTACATTCAACGTCGTCAACAACTCGTCGGCGCAGGTCCGCGTCGAGGAGGAGTCGGACGGCCGCGGCGGCCGCAAGCCACGCATCGTGATCGACGAGATGGTCGCCGGGTCGATGCGCCCGGGCGGCGCCGGGAACCGGTCGGTGCTCGGCGCGCTCGGCGCACGCCAGCGGCCGCGGCGAATGGGGGCCTGATCATGGCGGTCGCGGTCTGGCCGGGCGAACTCCCGGAGTACGTGCTGGTCGACGGGTTCTCGCTGACGCAGCCGGACGGCCGGCTGCGCACACCGACCGACACCGGGCCTGGCAAGACGCGCCTCAAGAACAGCGCGGCGATGACGCCAGTCGCGGCGCAGGTTTACCTCAAAGGGCCGAACGACATGGCCAGGTTCCGCCGGTTCTGGGCCGAGGATCTGGCCGGCGGCGTGCTGCCTTTCGTGGTCCGCGATCCGCGTCACGATGGTGCGCTGCTCGGCGACGAGGACGGGCTCGTCCTGGCCGACGAGGACGGCGCGCCGATCGAGGTCTCGGCCTATTGGCTGGCCGAGTTCGACGCGGCGCCGGCCGAGTCGCAGGTCGCGGGCTACTTCTCGCGGCTGTCGTTCACGTTGCTCGTGTTCCCGGGGTGATGGTGAGCCTTCAGCTCGTGGGCGAGCGGGGCGGGCGCACGGGGCTGTGCGGCGTGACCGGGGCGGAACGCTGCGCCGGGACGAGGCGGGCCGCCACAGGATTCGGCGTGTGGTCGAGCATTGCGCCGGAGTTGCCGTCGGCGAGCGCGCCGATCACGCCGCCGACGATGATGTTGCCGGCGCCCGCGACCGCACCGCCGGCGCCGACCTCGGACTTCACGGCGATGGTCTGCGGCTCGAATCCGGACTTCTCGAACGTGACGCTGAATTCGAACTTTCGCGGCAGCGGCATCTCGCACGGCGTGACGCAGGACAGGCCGTTCGAGAGCCGCGCCAGCGCGCCCTCCGGCTCAGACACGAACCGCACCTGTTCGTCGGTGCCACGAACCATGGTGGCGCAGCCGGCGCACATCAGCGCGGCCAGCATGACTGGCAATACACGCATGATCCCCTCCCGTGTAGACGCTGGACGCTACGACCGGCGCGAGCGCGGCACAATCGGGAGGCGGTAGCCCGTGCCGAATGAGATCCCGAGTGTTGTAAAACAGCAACTAAACGCCGAGCGGTCGACGACCGACTACGCCGTGCTGGTGACGATCGACGACGACACGCTTTCGGCGCCGCTCCGGTACACCGACAAGGCGGTGACGCGGCTGTCGAGCGACCCGATCCGCTACGGTCTGGTGTCGGCCGGCGAGACCTACGTGCACGCGCTGCTCGGCAGCGTGCTCCCGGACGACACGAGCGAAAACGCGCAGTCGACGACGATCACCATCGACAACGTCGTCGAGGACGTGTGGTCGTCGATCCGCGGGTTGACCGCCGACGCCACGGTCTCGGTCGCGCTGGTGATGATCGCCATGCCGGACGAGCAGTTCCTCGCCTACACCGGACTGCGGGTCGTGGACCGCTCGGTCAAGTACGAGGCGATCACGCTCGAAGTGTCCCGCCACGCCAACCGCTCGGGCGCTGCCGATCTGCTCTACCCGCTCAGCGGGGAACGGCAGACGAAGCGCAAGGCGCCGGGGCTTTTTAGGTGAGAGGCCCCGCGGCTTCGCGTCTCGGCCACGCGGTCCACCGAGACGGGCTCCGTACTGCCGCAATGAGCGCGCGCGAAGCCGCGAGACGACCCACCAATACAACAACGGCGAGCTGAATGAAACCCCCACCCGATCGTAAGGCGCCGGGGTTTTTTCGCTGAAGGAGAGTCACTATGGATCGTCGATCGTTCTTCCGGTTCGTCGGACTGGCGGCGCCGGCTGCGGCAACAGCACTGCTGCCGCAGCGAGGGTATGCGACGGGTGGCGTCGTAGGTCCGGGTGTGCGCCCGTTTATCCCAGGTGCCGGGCGGATTTGCGAGGCCGGGCCCGAGGCCGTGATGCCGCTGCGGATGACGATCGAGAACCGCGTCGGCGCGGCGATCATCATCTCAGCGATCGGCGGCAAGCGTGAAGCCGGTCACTGATCGCCACTGGTCGGCCGCGTGGCTCGGCATCCCGTACCTGGAGGCCGGGCTCACGCGGGCCGGCGCCTCGTGCTGGGGTCTGGTCCGGCTCGTCTACGACCACGAGCTCGGCATTACGCTGCCGAGCTATGCTGGCGCGCCGTGCGAGGCGGAGCGGGCCGAGATCGCCGGGGCGCTCGCCGGTGACGCTGCGGCCTGGCCGTGGCGCGAGGTGCCCGTGGACCGGGCCGAGCCGTTCGATCTGATGCTGTTCCGCTACGGCCTGACCGAGTCCCACGTCGGGCTGGTCGCATGGCCCGGGCATCACCTGCACGTCATGACCGGCATCACCAGCCGGATCGAGGCCTACCGTCGCGCGCCGTGGGACGGGCTGGTGTCGCGAGTGCTGAGGCACGTGAATGTCGGCTGATCTCCTCACCACGACGCGGCCGGCGCCGTTGCCTGACCTCGGGCTGGTGCGCGCCCGCGTGCTGCCCGACTTCGGGCCATCCGATCGCGCCGTCGACTGGGTGGCGCCACTCGGCGCCAGCGTGCTCGACATGGTGCTCGGCACGCTGCCCGGCCTGCCGCCGGCGATGTACGACCGGTTGCGGGTCACGATCGGCGAGCACGTGATCCCGGTCGAGCGCTGGGGCCGGGTGCGGCCGCGGCCCGGCGTCGTCGTGCTGATCCGGGCGATGCCGGGGGCGACGGACTATTTCCGCTCGGCGCTGTTCCTGGCTGTGGCCGTCGCGTCGATCGCGACCGGTCAGTTCTACGGCGTGGCGGCCGCAAACGCTGCCCTAGGCGCTGCCGGATTGACTGGTTTCACGGCGACGGCTGCGACCGTGAACCTTGCGACGTCGTTGATTTCCGCCACCGCGTTGTTCGGCGGAACTTTGTTGGTCAACGCGCTCGTTCCGGTCCGCGGCGCGGATCAGTCGAAGGACGACCGCGCCGTCTACTCGATCAACGGATTCCAAAACAGGCCGAATGCCAATGGGCCGGTTCCGCAATTGTGGGGTCGCGTGCGCGTTGCGCCGCCCTACGCCATGTTGCCCTACGGCGAGGTGGTCGGGCGGCAGCGCTGGATCCGTGCCGCCTTCCTGCTCGGTCAAGGCCGGATGGATTTATCGGCTGCTGCGCCGGCGATCGGCACCACGGCGCTGTCGAAAATCGACTCCGGCGACTATCAGATCACGTTGCGTGAGGGCACAACAGGCGACGATCAGCTCGTCTACTGCACATCTCAGGTGATCGAAGAGAATCTCAACATTCAGGTTCGGTACGACGAGGGGGCGCAGATTCGAACGACCGCGACCGAGGTCACGGCAGTCGAAGTCGAGATCTTCTTTCCGGGCGGGTTGTTTCACGTCAAGAACGACGGTTCCTACATTGCGTGGACCGCAACCGCCGTCGTCGAGACGCGCGAGGTGGGCGCAACAGAATGGAATACGCTCGGAACGGTCTCGGCTACGGCAATGGAGCGTCGGCCGTTCTGGGCAGCGCAATATTTTGCGCTCCCGTCGCGTGGTACGTATGAAATCAAGGTGACGCGCTACGCCGTCGACGATGGGTCGTCGTCGCAACAGACGGCGTGGTCGTGGTCCGCGCTGCGCTCGTTCCGACCGGAATATCCGCTCGCCTTCGACGCGCCGATGGCGGTGGCCGAGCTGCGCATGCGCGCCTCAGGCCGGCTGAACGGCACCCTCGACAATTTCAACCTGCTCGCGACCCGCATCGTCCCAGACTGGACCGGCAGTGCGTGGGTGACGCAGGCGACCCGCAACCCGGCCTCGATCGCGCGCGCCGCGCTGCAAGGACCGCAAAACGTCTGGCCGGAACCGGACGAGGCACTCGATCTCGATGCATTCCAGGACTGGGCCGAGTTCTGCGACAGCGAAGGTCTGGAGTTCAACGCCTACCAGGTCGACGAGATCACGCGGGACGATTTCCTCACCGACGTCGCCTCTGCGGGCCGCGCCATCGTGATCCGGCGCGGCTCGGTCTGGACGGTCTCGATCGACCGTGAAAGGACGACCTTCTACGACCTGATCAGCCCGCGCAACTCGTGGGACTTGACCGAGACCGACACACCGCCGAATTTCCCCGATGCCTTCGCGATCGACTTTCTGGACGAGACCAACAACTACGCGCCGAGCCGTCGCGTGGTGCGCTGGCCCGGCTTCGTCGGCGATCCTGTCGTGATCGAAGAATTGCGGTTGCCAGGTAAGACGCACCCCGACGAGATCTGGATCGAGGCGCGGCGACGGCAATACGAGGCAATCTATCGGCGCCGGTCGTGGACCGTGTCGCAGGATGCAGAGCACCTGATCCTGACCCGCGGCGACGCCGCTATCCTGGTGCATCCGGTGATCGACCGGAGGCAGACCGGCGGGCGTGTCATTGGCGTCGACTCCGGCGTCGTCTATGTCGACGAAGTGGTGTCGGTCGAGGCCGGGCTCGTTTATCGCGTTGCGTTCCGGGCCGCAAACGGCACCATCACGGATCGGCTGCTCTCGACGCCGGATACAGGGGAGACGCGGCGGCTGGTGCTGGCCGACGCCGGCACGGATCCGGCGGTTGGTGACCTCGCCACGGTCTACACCACGGCCTCGCCGGCGATCGAGGTCATCGTCCAGAAGATCGAGCGCGGCGACAATCACACGGCCGTGCTGACGCTGGTCCCGCACGCGCCGGAGATTTTCACGTCGACCGCGGCCGAGGTGCCGCCAGCGTGGGATCCGGCGATCGGAGACACGATCGGCGATTCGCTGATCCCAGCGCCGGCGACGCCTGTGATCACGTCGATGGTCTCGACCGTCGATGAAATCTCCTGGTTCTTCTCGGCAGGCGACGCGACCCCGGTGCTGCAGTATCAGCTCCGCCACCGCGAGCAGGGGACCAGCACTTGGACGACTGCGACGGCGCTCGGCGGTTCCGACTCCATCACGCTCGACAGCTCACCATACGGCTCTGCCGACGTCGTCGAGTTCGCGATCCGCGCCGTCGGCGTCAACAGCCTCACGTCGAGCTGGTCGGCGACCTACGAGCACACCGTCCCCGGCACCACCTTCGCAGAGGCATGACATGACTGATCCGATTCGATTGCCGAACAAGCCCATCGGCTCCGTGCCAGCGTTCACGATCGGACTGCAGGACGAGGGCGGCGGAAACTACAGCGTCAAGAAATTCCCATCGCTCACCACCAATCCCGGGCTCACCTATTCATCCCGCGCAGCACTGTACGCCGCCACGAAGCCGGCGAACACGCAAGCCTGGGTCAATGGCGACAGCATCCCGGCCTACAACGGAGTGTACGAGAGCACTGGATCGGGGTGGGTGCGAAAGAGCGACCTCCCGATCCCGTTCATCATCGCCGTGGACGCCGGAGCCGGCACGCCGAACGCCATCCTCGCGACGGCTGCCTACCCGATCGGCGAAAGCAACCTCGTGCTGCTCAACATCTACGAGACGAACACGGGGTCGCCTGTGACGGTGTCCTTTGACGGCGGCGGCACGACACTCACGATCAAGACCAATACGGGCAACGACGTCGCAACCGGTGGACTGGTCGCCGGCATGCACGTGCTCGGAAAGCAAGTCGGCGCGACGTTCCGGATCGTCACCGATCAAGTGTCCGCCGCGATCATAGCGTCGGCAGAAGCAGCGGAGGCGGCTGCGGTCGCAGCCAGAGATGCCGCGGTCGCGGCAGCGAGCGAGGCAGTCGCCGCGACGAAGTTCGACCCCCTTCTTTCCATCCAGATTCACGGCTGACAGGAGAGCATGATGTCGACGACGGCCAATTACGCATCGACCCCGCGGTGTGGTGCCGCTCAAGTCTCAGCGGCCAATACCAATCTCGACGGATCCGGGACGGTCGTCATGATCCTGACGGCAGGGTCATCGGGAAGCAGGATCGACAGAATCGACATCAAGGCCGTGGTGACGACGTCGGCAGGTATGATTCGACTGTTCGTGCACGACGGTACGAATTACAGGCTGTGGAAAGAGGTCCCCGTTTCTGCGGTGGAGAAGTCCGCGTCGGTCCCGGCATTCGGAACCACCATCGACATGTCGCACCAACCGCTCGTTCTTCCGTCGGGCTACTCGCTTCGTGCCGCGACCGAAAAGGCCGAGGCTTTCAACATCATCGCGACGGGCGGAGACTTCTGATGCACGCGGGACTATATGGTCGTATCGACAGGCTGCGGGCTCCGGCGTCGCCTCCGATCATTCGCAACCGGTTCGACCCGATCTATGCACATCGGGATTTCGGAATCGGAAACGGAAACGGTGCCGAGCCGGAGGATGCGGCGTTACAGAAGCTCTTCGACGACGGCGCAGGCCGGGTGATCGTGTTCGAAGGGCCTCTGTTGACGGTGTTCCACACTCGTCCTCTGTATGTGAGATCGAACACCCGGATCATCGGTAACGGCGCGACGATCAAGGCTCACCCCGTCGCGGATATCAATTGCACCGGCATCCATCTGACGTCGGAAACTTGGCTTGGTTCCGGCCCATCCAACGTCATAATTCAAGATTTGCGATATGACGGTAACGCGGTTTCACGTCGCGCTGCCGGCGTTCTGCTGCCATATCTCGGTGTCGGACAATTCGGGCAGGCGGCTGCATTCTACCTCATCAACGCCGAGAACTGCATCATCGACGCATGTTCGGTGATAAATGCCGTTTCTGATTGTTTTTATATGGGTGGCACTGTATCAGACGGCAGTTCCACCAATTCCCATTTTCGCAACTGCTATGCGAAGAATAGCAGCAGAAACGGTTTTTCGTTTGTCGGTACGCAAAATTGCACAGCGTCCGGGTGCGTGTCCAAGGACCACAATTACGGAAATAGCAATAGCAATATATCGTGCGGGTTCGATGTCGAGCCGGACGGCGCGGCGACGGCTAACTACGGCTTGATCTTGTCCGGATGCATTGCGACAGATTGCACGACGGCTGGTTTTGCATGTAACAATTCTGCTTATAATTATTCTGTTACATGGGCGTATCCTTACACAAGGTCGTGCGCGGTAGGATTTCATCGTGCCAGCGCTGGCGGAACAAAGATATTCGCTGCTCAATACAATTTCAACACTACGAACTTTGATGGCATCACGGAAAAGATTTCAGGCTTCTGAACGTCCGCGCTGGTGACAAGCTGAAACCCGCGCCCGGCCGGCTGCCGGGCGATCCCCTGAATCAACGGAGAACCGCCATGCCGACCTGGCGTGTCGCGCGCGCGTTGCTCGCGCTGCGTGACCAAATCGACGCCGCGCGCCCGCGGCGGAACAAGAGCCACGACGGGACGATCGGAGACACGTCGCACGCGGCGCGCGCGAGCGACCACAATCCGAACGCGGCCGGCGTCGTCACGGCGATTGACATCACCCACGACCCGTCCGGCGGCGTCGACACCTACGCGCTCGCCGACTGGCTGCGGAAGCGGCGCGACCCGCGCATCAAATACCTGATCTCGAACGGCCGGATCTGCTCGTCCACGGTCTCGCCCTGGACGTGGCGGCCGTACAGCGGCTCGAGCAAGCACGACAAGCACCTGCACATCTCCGTGTCGGCCGACCCGGCGCGCTACGACGATCCGGCGCCGTGGGACCTGTCGATCGGCGCCGCGGCCCCGGCCCGGCCGGCTGCCGCCGCCGACATCCGGTCTCGCATGGGCAAGGCGATCCTTGACTTCGAGGCGCGGCGCGACGCCAAGGGCCGCCTCGCCGTCTACCGGCTGCCTGCCGGCGACGGCGGTGGAACCTACGAGGTGGCCGGCATTAACGACCGCTATCACCCGGCCGAGGCCGCCGCGCTCAAGGCGCTGATCGAGGCCGGTCGGCACGCCGAGGCCGAGCAACGCGCGATCGGCTACGTGCTCGCCTACACGTCCGGCGTCGCCGGCTGGCACCCGGACCCGGGCGTCGAGTTCTTCCTCCGCGACACGGCATTCAACCGGGGCCCGACCGGCGCCGCGCGGATCCTGCAGCGTGCGGTCCGCGTCACGCAGGACGGCGTCGTCGGTCAGACCACTCGGTCCGCCGCGGCCGCGATGCCGCCGGCGGCCCTCCTTGATGCGCTGCGCGCGGCCCGAGAGGGCTACGAGCGCGACGTGGTCGGCTACCGCGCGCAGTTCTGGCGCGGGCTCACCAACCGCTGGGACAACGCACTGACGACCGCCAAGGCGTTCTCGGCCGAGTCCGGGTCGGGCCGAGGCGCGGCCAGTGCGGCGGCCGGCACCGCGGCGGCTGGGGCGGCTGCGGGCGCCGCCGCCGGCGTCGAGCAGGGCTGGGGCGCCACGGAGTGGACGCTGTTCGCCTTCGCCGCGCTGTTCGTCATCGGCCTCGGCGTCATCGCCTGGCACGTCTGGCGGCAGCGCCGGCGCACGGCGGCCGCCATGCCGGCCGAGCCGGTGTCCACCGATCTCGACACCACGGAGGAGTAGTCCATGGACTGGAAAGACCTCGGGGGGCAGCTCGCGCGAGCCGGCGCCCCCATCATCGGCGGGGCGCTCGGCGGGCCGCTCGGTGGCATGCTGGGCGGCGTGGTCGGCAACGTGCTGGCCGACGCGCTCGGCACCGACGCAACCCCGGAGGCGGTCGGCAAGGCGATCGCCACGGCGACGCCGGCCGAAGTGGCAGAGAAGCTCGCGGCGGCCGACGCCGAGCACGGGCTCGAACCCGGCCTTCACGAGCTGCGCCCGGAACGCCTCGTCGTCCATGCATTTGCGCGTCACGGCGTCGAGCGTCTCGAGGATCGCCGTCGGCGTCGCCGCCGGCGCGAACAGGCCGAGCGCCAGCTTGGCGATCAGCTCGGGATAGCCCGCCTCGGCGCTGGTCGGGATCTCGGGCGCGATGCCGAGGCGCTGCTCGCTCGCCACCGCGAGGATGCGCACCTTGCCGGCCCGATGCAGCGAGACCATCTGGTCGGTGACGTTGGAGGCGAACATCGGCACCTGCCCGGCGATCAGATCCGTGTAGCCGCCCGCCGCGCCCTTGTAGGGGACATGGACGATGTCGGGCGTGCCGGCGAGCGACTTGAACAGCTCGCCCGCGAGGTTCGCCATGGTGCCCGGACCGGCCGAGCCGTAGGACAGCTTGCCCGGGTTCGCCTTGGCGTAGGCGGCGAGCTCCTTCAGGTCGTTGGCCGGCACGGAGGGGTGGACGATGATGGCCGCGACCGAGATCGCCATCGTGGCGATCGGCGCGAAATCCTTCGCCTCGTAGCCGGTCTTGCTGTTGAGCGCCGGGATGAGGACGAGGTCGCTGGTCGAGCCGAGCAGCAGCGTGTAGCCGTCGGGCGCGCTGCGGGCCGCCATCGCGGTGCCGATGATGCCGCCGCCGCCGCCCTGGTTCTCGACGATGACGGAGCCGAGCGAGGTCTTGACCCACTCCGCGTATTGGCGGGCGACGATGTCGAGCACGCCACCGGCGCTGCGCGGCACGATCAGGCGGATCGGCCGATCCGGATAGCCCTGCGCGGCCGCCGGGTGGGCGGCGAGGGCCGCCCCTGCGAGCGAACCGAGCGCCAGCTTCAGCACGTCACGTCGTAG